GTGTCTATTGTGGAAGCGGTAATCGCATCTTTGGGGGCACCTACAGTCGGTTCCGGCTACACCAGTGGTCTGTATTACAACGTGCAGTTGACTGGCGGTAGTGGGTCTGCGGCCTATGCGGATATCACTGTAAGTAATGGCGCTGTGACAGCGGTTGCTCTTCGTAACGGCGGGTGTTTATATAAAGTAGGCGATGCGCTGTCGGCAGCAGCAGCCAATATTGGTGGCACAGGGACTGGGTTTTCTGTTTCCGTAGCTACAGTAGATAACGTGAACGGCACTTCATGGCTGGGCGACAACTTTGATACGGTGCTCTTATATGGCGCACTGGTTGAGGCGTACACCTACATGAAGGGTGAGACAGACCTCCTTGCTGTTTATGATGGCAAGTACAAAGAAGCCCTTGCACAAGCTAAACGACTTGGCGATGGCATGGAGCGTCAGGATGCTTATCGTTCTGGGCAGTACAGACAGAGGGTAACCTGATGGCTTTTACAGGTAACTTCTCCTGCAATACGTTGCGCACTGGGCTGATCAACGGGACGTTGAACTTCTCAACTAATACGTTCTATTTGGCGTTGTACACAAACTCGGCCTCGTTGAACCAACTGACCACGGCATACACATCAGATGGGGAAACATCTGGTGGTAACTATGCTGCTGGTGGGCTGGTAGTAGCGGCCACGGTCAGTACGGCTCTTAGCACAACGGGCAGCACCATCTACGTCAATTTCTCAAGCCCAGCTTGGACAGGCGCAATCACTGCCCGTGGGGCTTTGATCTACAAAGCTGGCGCAAACGGCGCTGTTTGTGTTCTGGACTTTGGAAACAACGTCACATCTACTGGCACTTTTACCGTAACGATGCCTGCTAACACCAGCACGTCCGCACTCATTAGACTTGTATAGGAGAAAATATGGCACTGATCACAACCACTAAAGGCGAAATGGACGAGGCTCTTCTTGAGAAAAAAGAAGGTTCCGTTGATAATGACAACGAGTACACCACTTGGGTGGAGTATTGGTTAGAGGGCGAACTTGTGCACCGTTCAGCGCATGTTCAATTAAAGAAAACAGTAACGCTCACTAGCGCAGTGGCATCTTTTTAAGGAACTATCATGGCAAATACACAATCAATGTGCACTTCGTTTATGAGCCAGCTTATGCTTGGTGAGCATCAACTTGGCACTGCAACGCTTGTTTCGCGCACCAGTTTAACCGCACCAACTACAGATACGCTCAAAGCTGCTTTGTACTTGGCATCAGCAACAATGAATGCCTCTGCCACTGTTTACACGGCAACTGGCGAAGTTTCTGGTACCGGCTATACGGCTGGCGGTGTTACGGTAACGAATGCTACGGCTCCAACTTCGACTAACGCTTCAGCAACTGCGGGCGTGGCGTTTTTTACTCCGTCAGCTTCAATTACATACACCACCGTAACCTTGGCTACAGCGTTTGATGCGGTGTTGTTGTATAACTCTACGCAATCAAACAAGGCAATTAGTGTTCACACCTTTGGGTCGCAAACAATCACGGCTGGTACGTTCACGCTGACAATGCCTAGTAATACCACTACGACTGCGCTGATCCGCTTGGCTACAACCTAATAGGACTGGCGGGGTAACCCGCTAGAGTAGCCATGTTTGGAATCTCCGCATTCGCCGAAGCACCGTTTGCCTCGCTTGCGGGGGTTACGGTAGTTGTTGCCCTTACCGGCGTTCAGGCATCTGGCGCGGTAGGAGCAGTTGTTTATACGCCGCTCGTAACCGTGGCGTTAACTGGAGTAAGTGCAACAGGATCGGTTGGTACGGCTACAGTTGCAGCAAGAAATATTGCACTTACAGGGGTAGCAGCTTCCGGCGCGGCGGGTGATGTTACTGAAACAAATAACCCAACTGAAAATGGGGTTGCGGCTACTGGTAGTGTTGGCACAGTAACTGCGGATCGTGGAATTACGTTGGTTGGTGTTGGAGCCTCTGGCGCGGTGGGTGATGTCACTGAGACAAATAACCCAACTGACGATGGTGTGGTGGCGACCGGCTTAGTGGGTACTCCGCTGGCTGTAATAACTGTGGCGATATCTGGGGTGTCGGCAAGCGGTAAAGTTGGCACAATGAATTATTTTTATTGGACAACAATTGATGACAGCGAGACTCCAAACTGGCAAAATGTCGCAATGACGGTGTAAGGATTAAAAATGGCACTTGTATTAGCAGATCGCGTAAAGGAAACCACTACCACAACGGGTACGGGGACGGTGACTCTGCTTGGAGCGTCCACGGGGTTTCAATCCTTCGCCGTAATTGGTGACGCCAATACAACCTATTACAGCATTGTTGGGCAGACCGGCAACGAATGGGAAGTGGGTATTGGCACGTATGCAACATCTGGCACCACGTTGGCGCGTACAACTGTTTTGGCTAATAGTTCGGCTACACAGCCATCAGCGTTAAACTTTTCGGCTGGCACCAAAGATGTATTTGTTACGTACCCTTCAGAGTATGCTGTGGCTGCTACTAATGTGGGGACATCCGGCCAGCTATTGACCTCTAACGGTACAGGGTTAGCTCCTACATTCCAAACCGCTACCGCCGCCTCAAAAGCGTATGTACAAGCAATCAGTATCCTGAATGGTCTATAAGGATAAAAAATGGCAGTAACCAACTTCTCCCCCCTACTTGGTCTGGCACTCCCGACCACAGGTGACCTACAAGGTACTTGGGGCACTACGGTCAATGATTCCATCACGGGCCTACTTGATTCAGCGGTTGCTGGCACGACTACGCTTTCAGCCAATGCAGATGTAACGCTCACGACAACCAACGGCGCGGCCAACCAAGCACGTAACGCAGTCATCTTGTGGACAGCCAGTAATGGTGCTACCACTCGAAACATCACTGCCCCGGCTCAAAGCAAGGCTTATGTTGTAATTAACGCGGGTACTGGGTCTATTGTTGTTCGCGGCTCTGGCCCAACGGCTGGTGTCACTATTCCCTCTAGTACTCGTGCGTTGGTGGCTTGGAACGGTTCTGACTTTGTAAAGATTGTCAGCAACCCAGTGGTGTTGACCACGGACGTGTCTGGGATTCTTCCAATAGCGAATGGTGGTACAGCCACAGCCACTCCAAGTTTGGTGCAAGGATCAAACGTCACCATCACAGGTACATGGCCTAACCAAACAATTGCTGCTGCTGGCGGCATCACTGCTGGCCAATCCATTGCTTTTGCTTTAATATTCTCTATCTAAAGGAGTTCTCATGGCCGCACCAAATATTGTTGCAGTAACAACAATTACACCAAACACACTGTCAATCACACCTGCTGATACATCGCGTAATGCGCTTGTCGCTGCGCCTTCTTCTGGCACTGCGTTTAAGATCAACCAGATCATGGTTGCCAACATTGACGGTTCTGCGGCGTATGACGCAACTGTTGAGTTGCGCTTGGCTGATGGAACAACTTACCGCGCTCTTGGCTCAACCATCTCTGTGCCAGCCGATGCCACATTGATTTTGCTTGATAAGACTACAGCGTTGTATTTGCTAGACACCAGCGTAACGGGTCAGCCAAGCACATTGTGGGCTACAAGCAGCACAGCCAGTAAGTTGACATTCACAGTCTCATACGAAGCCATCACCTGATAGGGGGGCATCATGCCATTGCGTCCTCCTGCTGGGTTTATCTCAGCTTTTTATGACCCGCTGAACAATCCTAATGCGCCGACCATCGGGGCGGCTACGGGGGGAGATACAACTGCGTCTGTGGCATTTACCCCGCCATCTAACGTGGGCGGGTCGGCTATTTCTGGATATGGCGCTATTTCAACTCCTGATAGCGTCACTGCAACGGCGGCTTCTTCCCCAATTAGCGTCACAGGATTGACCAACGGCACACCTTACACATTTGCTGTGTGGGCCATCAATACTTATGGGCCCAGTGCATTTAGTGCAGCAAGTAATAGTGTGACTCCAGATGTTTTGCAGATAGCCGCTTTTGTTGGTGCCTCATCAGGTTTAGGCGCAATACGGATAGATCAAATAAATATTACCACCACAGGTAATGCTACTGCTTTTGGCGAACT